TGGCTCAAGCCCAAGTTCCAGTTGGTGCTGGAATGGCAGCTCCAACTGCTATGGCTTCTTCATCAGCAGATGAAGAAGAAAGCGAAGAAGATACTGACGAAGATACCGAAGAGGAAATGGAAGAAGAAGAGACCAACGAGGAAACCAAACAAGATTTCCGTAATGCTCTTGTTTCTCTTTTAGGTGAAGATGTTTCACCATCCCTTGTATCCCAACTAGAAGCAATTTTTGAAGCCGCTGTATCTGACCGTGTTGAAAAAACCGTTGCCAACATCGTTCAAAATGTTGATGGTAATGTAAAGACATATCTTGATAATGTAACCGAATCACTTGTAGAGAAGGTTGATGATTATCTTGACTTTGTTGTTGAAGAGTGGATGACCGAGAATGCTGTTGCAGTTGAGCAAGGTGTTAAGACACAAATTGCAGAAAACTTCATCGGTGGTCTCAAGAATCTCTTCGAGAATCATTACATCGATGTTCCTGCAGAAAAGTATAATGTTCTTGATGAACTTTATGCCCAAAACCGTGAACTAGAAACCAAGCTCAATGAATCCTTCCAATTCAATATGAATCTTCGTAAAGAAGTTTCACTTACTGAATGTGCTGGTATCTTTGTTGCCGAAACACGTGATCTCGCAGACACACAAGTTTCCAAACTACAAAATCTAATGGAAAGCGTTAATTTTAGCAATCCAGAAGAATACCGCGAAAAGCTAGTTGCTATTCGTGAAAATTATCTATCCAGAGGTCGTCCAGTCGTTCGCAATGCCGAACCTGAACAAACCTTTTCCCCAGTCAAAAATACACCAACAAACCTCGTAGAGGGATATGCTGGTGCTATCGGACGACTCAATAAAAGAGTCTAAACTTTTACTTTTACTAAATAATTTTAATCAATAGGAGATTAATAACTTACCATGAATTTTCAAGAAAACACCCCGTATGACATTTTAACCGAGAAGTGGGATCCCGTGCTCAGTCACGGTGCACTCGCTCCAATCAAAGACGATTACCGCCGCAAGGTAACCGCCGTTCTTTTAGAGAATCAAGAGCAAGCTCTTCGTTCTCAGCATCTAACTGAAGATATGGCATCTGGTGCCAATCTCGGTATGCCTTCATCGTTCACCAACTCCGGTGGCGTTGCAGGTTACGATCCCGTACTCATCTCGCTCATTCGCCGTTCTATGCCAAATTTGATGGCCTACGACATCTGCGGCGTTCAACCAATGACCGCTCCAACTGGTTTGATCTTTGCAATGCGTGCAAATTATCAATTCGGTGGTACCGGCATTTCTTACGCTGGCACGTATGTCGAAGCACAATTCCAAGAGCCACAACCATCCTTCGGTGGTTGCGGTTGGACACTCGATGCAGCCTTTGCGGCATCTAAGGGTCTTTCTGCTGGTTGGAATGCTACATCTGGTGTATGCTCGTCTGCTGCACAACTTGCAGCAATGCGTGGTATCCTCACCGCTAACGGTGAAGGTATTGGCAAGGCTGCTGGTTATGCTAACTGGAATCAAATGGCCTTTAGTATTGACCGTGTTGCTGTTCAAGCTCGTACACGTGCACTAAGCAGTAATTACACTGTTGAACTTGCACAAGACTTGAAGGCTGTTCACGGTCTAGATGCCGAAGCCGAACTCGCAAATCTTCTCAGCACTGAAATTCTTGCTGAAATCAACCGCGAACTCGTCAAGACCATCTATTATGTTGCTAAGTCTGGTTCACAACAGAACGATCTTGCAGCCAAGGGTACATATGACCTTGATCAAGATTCTGATGGTCGTTGGTCAGCAGAACGCTTCCGTGGTCTCAGTTTCCAAATCGAGCGTGAATGCAACGCAATCGCCAAGGAAACCCGCCGTGGTAAGGGTAACTTCATCATCTGCGACAGCGATACTGCTGCCGCACTTGCAATGTCTGGTTTCATGAGCCTTTCACCTGGTATTGCTCCACAAATGAATGTTGACGATACTCAAAGCAATTTTGCCGGTCTTCTCAGTGGCAAGATTCGCGTTTACATCGATCCATATAGCCCAGCAGGATACAACTTCTTCTGCGCAGGTTATAAGGGCGAGTCACCGTATGATGCAGGTCTGTTCTACTGCCCATACGTTCCGCTCCAAATGGTTCGTGCAGTTGATCCTAATACGTTCCAACCACGTATTGCGTTCAAGACTCGTTACGGCGTAGTTGCTAATCCGTTTGTTCTTAACGGTGCAGCACCTGATGCTGATTCGTTGACCACAGGGCTTAACCAATACTACCGTCTCACTGCAGTTACCCATCTACACGGTAACACGATCTAAGTAATCGGTTAGAACTTAAGTAACACTTCGAAGCCCTCCTCAGAAATGAGGAGGGCTTTTGTTATTAGATAAATATTTCTATGAGCTGCATTTCAAATATAAATCCATTATACAATAGTTACTTTACATTAATTTTTGGTCGTGGAACAAAACAATTTGAATTAAATTGTCAGAAAGCCAATCTTCCAGGGTGTACCGTACCTGATGTAAATCAACCAACGATCTTTGGTACAACGATTCCAGTACCAACTATGCAGTTTAATTATGAAACTTTAAATGTAGAATTTATAGTTGACTCTGAATTAACCAATTGGAAAAGTTTATATTCTTGGATGCGTAATGTAGCAAATATTCAAAATGACAATACAAATAATTTGCCATATCAACAATGGCACCATCAAGCTGTATTATCAATAATAAGCCCAATATCAAATTGTGTTGTTACTACAGTAACATTTCGATATATTGTTCCAAGTAAACTTACCGGTATTGTATTTCAATCAGATACATCTGATGCAGTAATACAAAAAGCATCTTGTACTTTTAAATTTTCATATTATGAAATTGACCCCGATGCTCCAGAAAATCTTAAAAATACTGTTTAAATATAATCTTCTGGATTATCAGACCAGCTTTCAGCAGAATTTGGACTGCTCTCTGGATTAAATGGTAGCTTTTTAGTTTCAGGATTCATTGTGCGGCGTTTTACAGGCTTAGGTGGCTTCGGAGCCTCCTCAACTAACAGATCCTCTACAGAGGGTTCCTGCTGCTCAGATTCTTCTATTTCTTCTAATTCATCATCAAGTATGACCTCTGAGCCCTCAAAACTGTCAATCATATCGTTTACAAAATTTACAAAATCTTCATTATTAAAAAGTTCATTGAGCATCATAAGTCCAGCTTCTGGACCCACTACCAAATCTTCATTAGTATTATTCATTACAGATTTTGGGTCTACTTGCATTGTATGAAAGAATACGTCATACATCTTAGAAAGATCTTCAGTAGGAACTCCTGTATATAATACAGAAGTTCGATTAATTGAAATTTCTGATAGTTGTAAATTAGATGCATAATTGGTTAATTTAAAATATTCAATAAGATCACCATTCTGATCTCTTGATAATGCACATTCGATTTTAGCTGGGAATGATATTACGATTTTATCTAATTGAGCATCACGAACCAATCCAATTAGTTCGTCACCATTTATAAGTTTAACAACTCTAACAATACCGCCAAAGGGAGTTTCTTGTACTTCGTCAGACATAGTAACCCTCCTAATTTATTTATCATCGGTAGGTAGTGGCATCGACATTATCCTGTAATCAAACTTTTCTTTTTTATAAATTTTAATTCGTTCTTCAAAATGCCTATAAACATGGTTCTTGTATGACATATAACAAAGGTCATCAACGATATCATAAACTTTCAAAGTTTTCTTTTTAGCAGATACTCGTAAACCTCTACCAATACTCTGTAGTAAACGAATTATAGATTTCGTAGGAGAGGCAAGGATAAGATTATCAATGTTGACAATGTTAATGCCAGTACTAGTAGTACCGTAACTCGCAACCAATATGGCATTAGTTTGTGTATCCACGATACGCCGGATAGATTCTCGGGCTTCACTTTCTGTTTTTCCGTGAATAAGATATACCTTCTTATCTGTTCCTGCTGCCTCAATGAGAGCGTGGAGAGGTTTCCCGTGTCCCTCGACATAGTTGAAGAGGATGAGGGTATTGCCTTTGGTATGAATTGCGAGTTCTTTGACAAATTCATTCCTCCTACTATTACTTATTATAGTCTTGATTTCATCAGGATATTTTTGTTTTTTCATATCCTGTTTTTCTTGATCTGTATATTTCAATACAATACAGTCAACAGCAAGAGTAGCAAGCAATCCCTTGTTCATAAGGCTCTTTGTCTGAATAAACTGAATAGCAGGTCCTAGAATGCCTTCTATGCTTAAACGGTGTGCCTGTGTTTGATCTAGTGTGCCCGTAGTACCAATACGAAACCAGGCTTTAGTTAACTTCTGACCAATTAGATTTATTGATTCTGCCTTGGCTTGGTGACACTCATCAAAGAAGATAGCATCAAATTGGTCAAACCACTCTCTAGGCAACTTGTATATAGATTGCCATGTAGAGACAATTACTTGTTTGTTGGTGTCTTTTTCAAGTCCTGCACTAATTTTATGAATATATTTTCTTGATAGCCAAGAAGGGTCTGCCTTTGAGTAATCAAAGAAGTCTGTTTCCATCTGTGTTACCAGCCCTACTGTTGGAACCAAAACTAAAATCTTTCTGTCTGATTTTATTACGGATAGTAGATAGCGGAGCAAGACGTAGATTATTAAACTTTTTCCAGAACCTGTCGGAGATATTATTACACACCGGTGAGCGTTGATAGCGTGTAGAATTGCTTGGCTTTGGTGGGGATGCATTTTGACCTGCTGTTTCTTTACAGAAACTTTCAGGGTATCGTAGAAGTCCAGAAGTTTCTCCTCCGTTATGCATAGCGGATTCCTACTCTCTTTAATATTTAAAGTGTATTGGCGGTCTTTACAAAACTTACTCAAGTAAGGTTTAAGACCTCTTGGGAGGGTAGAAGATAAAATATCAAATAATCTTATCTTACCATCCCATATACGCCGTTTAAACAATGGCATATACTCAGCACCGGGAATCATGAACGAGAAATAATCTCTCAGTTCTTGTTTAACGCCCTTTTCTGTTTTTATATAGTAACGAACTTCG